AGTTGGATCTTCGGAGTCTCCAAAATATAACATATACTTTGAAGAGTTTGGAACTATTATGAGAGAAGTTGCAGAGTTTAACTTTAAATATGACAAGGCTTTCCCAGCACTTACTGCAAAAATCTCTCCAACATTTAACAAGATAAAAGGTTTCACTGTGTCTGGTTTTAGGGCAGGATCTTATGGGGCAGAGTTTTTAATTTTTAATGCAACAGATACAGCCCTTAGTTTGGACGAGACAAGTGGAAACTACTTAAGAATTCAGGGAATTACATTTACTCAACAGTCCAACAATACCCTAACAGTTGATCAATATTTTAATAAGAACAGCCTTAACTCAGATCCAAAGTTTGTTGCAGACAAACTTATTTCAAATCCTTTTAAGTTTAGGTCAGACTACGAGGACATAAAGTTTAGCAGAATGGAACACGGAAGAAAAGATTTTTCTTTGGATGCAACCTATGTTCAGTCACAAGACGAAGCCTGGGATTTGATGAAATGGCTTATTGAGAAAATAGCAAAACCAAGAAAAGCAATAGGGGTTAAAATATTCTCAAACCCAACAATCCAACTTGGGGATATTGTTAGTCTAGATTATAAAGAAAATGAAGTAGACGCTATATCAAATTCTTCTAATAGATTTGTTGTATATAATATTGACTTTTCAAGAAGTTCTAATGGTCCAGAAATGCAACTATTTTTAAGTGAGGTTCTATAATGGCAGATGTATCAGGAACAGCAAACGTTGCAGGAGTCCCTTGGACAATATCAGGAAACTATAATAAAAATTTTGGGGTATCTGCAACAGCAAATATTCCAGATCCAGCCAAGGCAAACAGCACATCTAGTGATGACTCTATAAAAATTGCAACACCAGACTTACTAGTGTTTGGAGAAGAAGTAGTTGCTATTGAAATAATGACAGACCTTATATTTGAAGATATTGGTGGTCATGAACTTTCTACAATATCTAGGCATGACTTGGTAAATGGCCAAACAATACTTTATTCTCCAATTAAAAATTTAACAGATCTTTATTTGCAGTACAACCCAAACAATATTTTAAGGCTACAGTCTGCTGATTCTTTTTTTAGTTCTTTGGCTTTGTCATTTCCAAACTATATTCCAGTATATGGAAATGGATATACGCTAGAAGGAGATGATCCAGACCTAACAAAAAGAAAAAAGGTCTTTAATGGAAAGTCTATCTATATAGATCCGATAAGCGGAGACCTTGTAATTAATGTAATTAATGTGAAAGAAACTGAGCAGGTAGAGGTTGAGATTCTTACTGCTGGAGAGATTTTTAATGATACAATATACTAAAGGGGCAATCAATGATAACTAATACAGGTAAAAATATTTTAGCAAAGTACCTTGTGGGCCAGACCACATCTTACGCATCTCATATTGCCATAGGCTGTGGCCCAAAGCCAGCAGCATCTGATTATACATTTAATAATTCAGAATTGTCGGCTATGAGGGATAAAACCTCTTTAGATTTTGAGATGTTGCGTGTGCCTATTATCTCTAGAGGTTTTGTAAATGAGGAGGGACTTTCAAAGGTTGTGCTTACGGCAGAACTTCCAACAGAAGAAAGATATGAGATTACTGAAGTAGGAATATTCTCTGCAGCATCTAATCCACTGGCTGGCCCATTTGATAGCAAGATTGTTTACTCTTTTTCAGATACCGACAATTGGAAATACAGTATTGATGGAGGAGCACCTGCAAATCTCGCTGTTAAGTATGGGCCTCTAGATGAAGAAGAAAATGATGGGGTTATTAATGTAGTTGATAGCAATAACCAATCAATAAAGGTTTTTGCAACAAACTCAGACAACAGAATTTTTACAAATCAGTATAGAGTTAACAGAAATGAAAGATGTAGATTTTTAAACAATATTGTTGCAATGAGAGGAGATACATCATATCTTTCCTATAATCCACAAGGAGTTATGCTTAAAACATCTGTGTCAGACCATATCGTATTAGATCAAACCTCTATAGATTTTACCAAGAACAGCCCTTTAGACGAACTTAGACTTGCATTTTCTGTTATAAATAGAGTTCCTGGAACAAGCCTAGTTCCTGTAACTGTTCCAGACAACGTTAAAATACTGTTAGAGTTTTCTCATACTACCAACTCTACCATTCAGTATGCACAATTTCAAGTTGACATTGACGATATTGGATATGAAAATGGAACATCAGAGAATACCCATGATTTTGAAAATAACAGATATATTGTAGTAGGTAAAACCTTTCAAGAGTTAAAAAAGAGTTTAAGATTTAGTTGGGCTGAAGTTACTACAGCAAAAATTTATGCTACTATTACTAAAGACAATTTACCATCTGACTCTTTTTATATTTGCCTGGATGCTTTAAGACTTGAGAATACCACAGCAACGAACTCTCTATATGGATTAACTGGATATTCTGTAATTAAAAATATACAATCTAGACCAATTATAAAAACAGGAAATACAACAAACTATATAGAGTTTAGATTTGCGTTGGATGTTTAAAAATGACAATTCTACCAGAACCTGGAATTAAAAATGTTATTATTAAAAAAGAGTTTCTAAAAAGAGTTACAAATGATAATAATAGGATTATTAGATTTCGAATTGTTGCTGAAGATAAAAATAGAAAGTCTGCCTACTCTGCAAACCTTGCAATACAATCTGGACAGGTTTATACTGGTATTGGATATGTAAAACCAGATTCTGTATCAAACACAATTCAGGTAGGATGGTCTCTTGGAGATGTTTCCACGCAGATACTATATGATATTTTTGTAGGATTTGATTCTTCTTTGCCAACTTATAAAACAACAACTGCGTCAACAACTTATTTACTTTCAAAAACTGGAACAACTTCTGTTAGGGTCATAATCCAAGCATCTTCAACAAACCCAGAACTAAATCCTAGTTTAGAGATTTACGATTCTGAAACAGTGAGTCTGGTATAATTATACTATGGCAATTTTACCTGTACCAGAGCGAGGACAGCCCTTAGACGTAACTTATATTTACCAGATTGTTAAGGCTGTTAATGATTTGTCAACTGCAGCATCTACCTCAATAAACAAATATGTTACAGTAGATACTCCAAACGCAGGAAAGCAAAGCGTTAAAACATCAGAAGCACGAGTAGTTGGCGGATATGTTTCAGTTACAAAAGGAGATAACCAGACTGCTGGATCAACAAAAGACTTTTCTTACTCTTTTCCTACCGAGTTTAAGTTTACACCTATAGTTACCGCAACTCCAGTCAGTACTGGAACCGCATCAGTTGCGGGTAAAGATGTAGTTGTTACACTTTCTAGCATAACCACTTCAGGCCTAGAAGGATCAGTTAAATTTAACCTTGGTGGAATTACAAATGTCGGTATTAACTTTATTGCAATAGGCATACCCAACTAATGATTTTTTGTAAAAAATGCAAAGGAAGAATGTTTCTAGATAGGCAATATACAGAAATAAATAATTTAGAAATGTACTGTATGTCTTGTGGGGCACGATCATTTTTTCATCCACCAAACAATTCTCAGGAGGGCCGATGGCTATTAAAAAGGGAACAATTGAGAGCGAAGGCTACAATGTCCTCCCTGTAATTCCAGGGAGTAAAAAGGTTTGGTTTTTAAATGGAGATCTTGTTAGGGTTCACCACCTAAACAAATCTAATGGAATAATGTCTGTTTATAATATTACAAAAGATCAGATCGAAAGTTGTTTAGTTAGTGATTTTAAAAGCAAAAGAGAAAGGTCTTATACGGTTGGGCAGACTGCTGATTTAGTTAATCGTCATAAAAAATATATGCCGTCACTAATGAAACGAGGAGTCATTCCATTTCCAACGGGATCTCAAAAAGGTGGAGCAAGAGGATTTCAAGTAAGATCATATTACTCAGAATCGCAAGTAAGAGAGATACGTGATATACTTGCTTCATACCATATTGGCAGACCAAGAAAAGATAAATTGATAACAAACGATATTACGCCTAGCAAGCAAGAGTTGACACGCAGGATGGGCGATGGTATACTTACATATAGAAGAACAGAAGACGGACAGTTTGTTCCAATTTGGAGCGAGTCTATTTAACGAAGGGTATAAAATGTCAGACAGCAATTATGTAGTAACAAATGAGCCAACCAAAGTATCCGTAACACTAGGGTATACACTTAATCTAGGAAACTTTCAATCACTAAGGCTAGATCTTGGCGTAGTTGATAGTTCACGCAATGGAGAGACTGTTGATCAGTCTTTTGAGCGTGTATATAAGTTTGTTGAAGACAAACTAACAGCAAAGATTTTGGAAGCACAGAGCGAGGCTGAAGAGAAGTAATGGCCGAACGCAAAGACCGTATGGCTTTGCTTTCAAGATACAGCAAGTATCATACCGCAAGGTACGAATCAAAGCCATCTCTAAACCTAAATGTAGAGCAATGGGCATCTGATGCCCTTGTGGAATCATATACATTATCAG